GAATACAGTTTCATAGAAATAACATTATCAATGGACTCGGACAAATTCATGGTGTAATTGGTGGAAAGTGTGTTCGCGGGATCCTCTCTAAACTGGCTGTCGATAGAAATCATTTTCAAAATAGTTTTGCGCTGGACTGGGTTCAATTTGTATTTGTCTTTTACATAATCGGTTTGGGAAACTTGTATCACGTCGTTTTTATTTGTTGGGTTTACCTCATTGACTTTGGTTGTATCTTCTTTCAAAACGATTTGTTTACCGGGTTGTGCTATCGCCGCTTCTTCTGCAGTAAAGCCTTCAACCATGCCTTCGGTCAAACTGTCGTCGTCATGGTCATCGCCTTCTTCGTCATCGTTTGAAAAAAAACGATCATACATGGACTCGAAGAACTCGTAGAGTCGCTGCGATTTTGTTTCATATTTATCCATAAAACTCAAAATTTTCATTTCTAATTCTCGATCAGTTGGATTATTTAAATTTAATATGTCAAAACACTCTTGGTCAGTATACGTTTTTATATTGTAATCATTATTTTGCATTTTTCAAGAATATATAATATATAAATTATTTTTTTTATATATCATAATCGGTCGACAAACATTTTGCGAATAATTGCAGTTATATCTTTTTTAGGTTTTAATTTTTCCAAGACATCAAGGGGAAACAGCGTGATGCCTCGGCAACGTTTTTGATGTGTCTTTCCCTTGAAACATATCTTCTCGAGTTCTTCAATAATTACCTCTTCGTCGGGTGTCATGGCTGTCCGGTCGATGCGCTTGGCCCCCGAGTATGTATAAGTGTTGAAGGAGCCTTCGTTGTATATACTGTGTCGTTTGGAGGTTAGCACATTGCGAACCATTCCGATGCCCATAATCCGATTTTTGTCATTATTCATCTCAAGAATAAACATAATGGCGTTGGGCATTACGGTGAAAGAGATTTCACAATAGCTGCCGTATATACAACCGATTTTGCCATGCCGCACACAATAATTCAACATTTCAGTGTGATTTTCGCTATTGAACCGAGAGGTCATGATGTAGTGGGATCGCGGGATCCTTTTTAATTTTTGCACGAGGCGGTGGCGATCCCGACGGATCTCACGGAGATCTTTTTTTTGCTCCTCTGCGTCTTCTTCGGACAACATTTTTTTTATGAGAATATATTATATGTCGTCGATTTCTTCGTGCGACAGTTTTGAAATTGAATTCGAGGATCGAGACGATACGTATATGGCCCGATTGGACGAACTCGAAATGTCTCATGACTCGGATAGTGACGACCAAGAAAACATGATGATGTCTTTTAAAACAAAACCAGACGACAATGAGCTCGAGCTACTTTGTATATACCTCAAATGCAAAAAAAATGTTTTCAACTTTGCGAGTCGATACAACAAACAGTTTGCTGATCTTCTATGTTTTACTTCTTTGTTATTGACAAGCTCGCTTGTATTTATTCCTTTCTTAATGTGTCAAACATATGTTTTGTGTCCAATCAGTGTTGGGCTGTTGTGTTCAATATCGCTGTCCAGATATTACAAGTTTGATATTTATAAGCATCAATACAAATTTGTCGCCAACAAGTATGCAACATTGCACCAAAATGTTGCTACCTTTTTAGCGAATTTTGTATACATGACTGATAAACAAAATGTCTTTTACCAAAAGGTGAAAGAAATCGAGGAAAAGCTGAATGGTATTAAAGAACACAACAATGAGTGTTTGAGACTCCCGTATTCAATACAACAGCGAGCGCCAACAATTAGCAACGTAGATATATTTCATTGTATACATACGGTGGAAATTGATAAACGCAATTTGGGATCGCGATACAGAAGTATAAAAAATGATATTGCTGATCTTATTGTAACAGATGATACAATGATGCGCAAAAAACATTTGAAAGACACGAAACGAAAAATTAAAGACGCGTTGAAAAAGACCAATTATGCATACATGAAACAACGACTCGAGAATGAATACAAAGATGTGCTAATTATGTATGATTGAATTTGTATCCAACCCAATACCACGGAAAGTTGTATACAATTTTGATATCCTTATTGTCTTGGAAACGTTTCTCAATGCGGTCGGAGATTTCATTGTGGACCCATGTTTTAAACTTGATAATGACGCGCTTCCCAGTTTCGTCGTGTTTCAGTGGAGTTTCAATAATCTTTTCGATAAATCCGATGCGCAGTGCGCAAATGGTTTCGAATATTTTTTGTTTTGGTATATTGATATCGACACGTGGTATACAAATTGTTTGCATTTAGTGTGTTTCCCCTTTTTATATTTAAACCATTTTGGTAAAATATAAAAAAAAAGTACCTGTCGAGTCGAGAGATATATATATATCCTCGAAAACTCGGGTGTGCTGTCTCTAGTACTATTAAGGGAACTACGTTCCCTTATGATCCCTCCTTTTTATTTACACCTTTTGATTTGGGTTTATACCGATGAAGATTTCATAACTTGTGAAAATGGGACACCAAGTGTCCCTTTGAAATCAGAAATCGGTACCGAACCTAGAAGAAATTGATAGGACTTTGTCCCATTTCAATTCTTCGACGGTTTAAATCTTCACAAGTATAAGAAAAATAGATTGGACCTCCGGTTTCAGTTCTGTGTTATACTTTTTGTTTGTATCGCGCCGTTTTAGAGACAATAAATAAAGAAGACAACATCTTTAAGTATGTTTTTTATCCTTTGTATATTTATATTATATGTCAGCCGGCGATTACATCTCTTTGAAAAAAACAAAATTATTGCAAAACTATCACGTGAATACAAAAACTGCAATTGCAGAGACTTCTTATGAGAACTATGTACATAATTTGAATTTAAAGGCAGTCAAATGTTCTACATCGACATTTGGAAACGGGCTCGCGAAACCTTTGTCTCTGAACAATGTTTTGGTGGGTCGAACGACCAACTGCCCTGCCAACACCTACGATGGCCCTGCAATCCATCCTATTGTGGATACAACGACGCCTTTGAAAAGTAGCCCATCGGTTCCAACCAAATTTCAAATGCCGGCGAAGGAAGCTGAGTCACTCTCAATCCCTGCCATCTACAAAGTTGTATGTCACAAGGGCCAACATTTGTGTATGCAACCTACATATGCGTCGACATTCAATGCCGAGTCTTCGTCGGCGCCTTACCTTCGCCAATGGAACTTAAAAAAGCCGGCAATTTTGTCGGTGACGGATTCGACTACATTTCGAATGTAAAAATATAAATATATAAAAAAAGAGTTTGTAATTTATGCAACTACCAACCATGGACAATGTAGATGAATGGATCGAAGAGCAAACTAAAATTCTGAATACAAACCAAAATCACCAACGAGAGCCCTTAAAGTATATACAACTCCATTTTTGTTATACGGATAGCAACGATTGCATAATGAGTGTGAAAACAGAGAAGCATTTTTTCGATAACGCGACAAACGAAGATGATAAAGTCGTAGATGAGGCAACACTGATGCGTATCATTGATGAACACAAAACTCATTCCAATATGCACTTTGTATTTAAAGAACTCGCCACATTCCACGTGGATTTAGAACCCGAACACATTAATTCATTTGACCCAAGCAATACAACATTTTTTAAACCATTGCCGATTGTATCGGATGTGTCGTTTTCAAAATCGATTTACATTTTTCACCCACTGAACTCTTTGTTCTTCCTCTTTAAACAACGATCGAGTCTCAAACAGCCGCATAACGCGACAAAGTCTATGAAAAAAGTCGTGTTTTCTTCCAAGAAATTCACTAGACGCATTTACCTTTGAAAAAAAAACATAAAGTCTTGTCTTTTGTATATAAGATATGACTTCTATTCTTGAACAAATCGCCGTGTTGCGAACCACGGAGAGCGACACCTCGTCGCCCATCAATTCTTTGCTCAATTCCATCTTGGACCATCCCGACTGTCAAACCCACATGGAAAATATTATCGAAGCCATCCTACATACTCGCGACATCCATTCGGGTCGCGGCCTTCGCGAGTTAACCAACTGCTATTTGTATACACTTCAGCAAAAGTACCCCATGAAGGCGATATTTACACTCTACATGATTGTAGATAGCCGAGTGGGCTCATGGCGCGATGTGCGCGCTTATTGCGAGTTTGTCGCGAACCATTCGAAAAAAGGGCGCAACGATCCAATCATCAAACCCATCATCGGTCTATACAACAACCAACTGATCAAAGATGTTGCAATTTGGAAAGAAGTTTTGCAAAAATGTGAGCAAGAGGGTTTGCCAAAACCTGACGCACGTAAACACATTTCATTTGCAGCCAAATGGGTGCCGCGCGAAACCAAAGGGCGCCGCTGGCTTTTTGACATGTTGGTTCTTATGTGGGTATACAAAGACGTAGAATACAAAAATATTGTGAATAGTGCAAAGACCCCCGATGCGCTGGCCGCCGCCGAACGCAAGTGCAAAATGATGTATCGTAAGATGGTGAGCAATTTGAATAAAGAAATCGACACTTTGGAAATCAAACAATGTGCCAACCAATGGGCCGACATCGACCCCGACAAACTCTCTACAAACCAATTGTTTACGGGCAAAGACCGATTCCTTAAAACCGAATGCGCCTCTACATTCGATGCGGTATACAAGGAAAAGTTGGCGCTGATAACGCAGAAAAAATTCAGTTACAATGTCCCTATGTGGAAACTGGTGAAGCACGTGGTTCGTTTGTCGAAAGATCCGACAAAGAAAGAAGAGTTAGAGTTAATGAACTTACATTGGCCGGTTTATTTGCAACATAATTTCAACGATCACCGGGATTATTACATTTCGATCGTGGATGTAACCGAGTCGATGTACCTGAATGGTGCCAAAAATTTGTATAATGCGATAGGTGCGGGGTGCGTTATCGCTTCGAAATCACATTTTGGCCAGCGTGTAATTGTGTTGGCAAACAAACCAGAGTTAATTGACTTGGCAGATTGCAGTTTCAGCGAGATGGTGAACATGATGAT